CGCGACTTACACTCACGGAGACGGCTGGAATCATGGGAGTGTCACAACGAGCACTTGCACTTGGTATTCAACAAGGATTATATCCATGGGCCCAGGCTTTACCAGGGAAGAATAAGAAGAGATATATCTATTTTATTAATGCAATTAAGTTTGCAGAAGCGCAGGGAATAGACTTAGAAGAATATAAAAATGCACCCTACAGAGCGGCAACTCCAACGGGTGCATAGGTAAAATATCAACTATAGTATACCTCAAAAAGAGGAAAAATGGAAGGAGAAATTTATGATTAAGGCAGATTCAAATACAGGAGAAGTAGTAAGAAGAGGGACAGGAGTTGATTTAATTGTGGAAGTTGCAATGATTGGCAATGCGTTAGGTAGTACTTTACCAGCATCTCTTCACGAGGATTTAAAGAATGCTTTTTTGATTGGATTGGCGTCTGAAAGTGAAGAAGAAATGGCTGCTAAGTTAAGTGCATCTATAATAGCACACAAAGATGGCAAGAGAGTTACTTCAAAAGCAGATAAAAAAGTAGTACCTGAAAGCATGGACAAGGCTCTTGATGTAATCATTGAAGCAATGATGAAAGCAATTGGTGAGGAAATTGGTAATTAATTTTTTACTTAAAAAATATGAGCAGAATGAAGCAGCTCTTATTGCTCAGCCATATGAGCCACTGTTGTTAGCACGAAAAGAAGCATTAATAAAACTAATCCTGTTAGATACAAGAAAAAATAGAAGGCGAGGGAAATTAAATGTTTGGCAATAAAAGATTAGAGACATACGCAACAAAGGATGACTATACAGGGAAAGCTCGTCCAAAAGTTGTCATCTCAATTGCAGATGAGAATATTGCAAGAGATATTGCAGATTATTTTAAAGCTAAAGCAATGGATGCTTTAGAGGATACATCGAGAAGAAATAATGAAAAAGAAGCAGAGGAATTTTTACATATTTGTAACGAAATCAAGGCCGGATGCGAAGAAGTATTCAGTGTGGAAGAAAGTGAGGGGACAGAGAATGAACCTGTACGAGATTAACGCAGAAATCATGGCGTGTGTAGATGAGGAAACGGGAGAGATTATCGATACGGTCAAACTGGATCAATTGCAGATGGCATTTGACGAGAAGGTAGAAGGCATTGCTCTTTATATCAAAAACTTAGCAGCGGAAGCCGTAGCGATCAAGGCAGAAAAGGACAAACTTGGAGAAAGACAGAGAGTCTGCGAGAATAAAGCGGCATTTTTAAAGAATTATTTGCAGTCTAACTTGTGTGGAGAAAAATTTAAGACTGCGCGAGTGCTTATTTCGTATCGCAAGTCGGAGTCAGTTGTAGTAGATGATCTGTCAAAAGTGGACAAATCATATCTTAAGTATTCAGACCCTGTTGCCGATAGAACAGCGATTAAAAAAGCAATCAAGGCAGGTGCAGTTATTGAAGGAGCACATCTGCAGCAGAATCAGAACATCCAGATTAGATAAAGGAGGATGTGAAGTAATGAACAGTGAAAAGATTGTTATTCCTGCGAGAAAGCAGCAGGTGAACGAACAGGGAGTCATTAAATTGACTCCCGAAGCATTAAATGCACTTACGGAAGTAGTTAATGAAACAAATTTGTCCATAAGACAGGTTGCCAGCACGATTATCCTGCAGGCGATCGAAAAGAATTTGATTGAGTTTAGGCGGGAGGAAGATTAATGGCTAAAGTTATTTGTATTGCCGGTGAGTCCGGTTCAGGAAAAACAACAAGCATGAGAAATCTTGACCCTGCATCAACCTATTACATTGATGCAGATAGAAAGGGGCTGTCCTGGAAGGGATGGAGAAAACAGTATTGCAATGAAAATAAGAATTATTATGCAGGAGATAATGCGGATGTAGTAAGAGTTGTTGTGAAGAAGATTGATAAGGAACGACCAGATGTTAAAGTCATCATAATCGATACAATTAATGCTTTGATGGTGGCAGACGAAATGAGACGAAGTAAAGAAAAAGGTTACGACAAATGGGTTGATCTGGCTGCCTGCGTGTGGGACTTTATCTGCGAATGCTATACATACAGAGAGGATTTAACAATCATCTTTACGGCACATACACAGACAGATCATGATGAAAATGGCTATATGTTCACTAGGATCAAGACATCTGGAAAGAAACTGGACAAGATTGTCTTAGAAAGTAAGTTTACGACAGTTCTCATTGCTAAGTGCGTGAATGGTTCTTACGTTTTTGAGACACAAGCAAAGAATAGTACTGCCAAGAGCCCAATGGGGGCATTTGATAGTTTTGAAATTGAAAATGACATCGTAAAAGTGCTTGATGCACTGTCAGAATATTAGGAGGTAGAGCAATGAAAAAGCCAGCAAATTATGATAATACACAGGCATCCGGGGAATTTACCCCGGTAGAGCTTGGTGGACACTTTTTGATTATTAGGGATGTTGAAGAAACTCAGTCAAAAAATGGAAAAGATATAATTATTGTGCGTTTTGATTTTGCATCAAATGACAAGCAGCCAGGATATTTTATGAAAGCTTTTAAGGATGATATCCGACCAGACAAAAGATGGCCGCATCAAGCTACACAGTATATCCTGACTGAGGATAAAGACGGAAATTGCAATCGTTCTTTTAAGACGTTTACTACTTGTGTAGAGCATTCTAATCCGGGGTTCACTACCCAGTGGGTTGATGATTTCGGGATGCAGTTCATTAATAAGAAGGTTGGTGGAGTCTTCGGTATAGTTGAGAACGAATATATGGGTAAGGTCACGAAAAGACGAGAGTTACGATGGTTTGTTTCTGAGGATAAGGTGAAAGATGCTGCAATTCCAGAAGAAAAACTTCTGCCAGTCAGCGGTAAGCCAAATCCAGCGGCAGCAAGTGTTGGAAATGGGTTTATGACAATTCCTGAGGGAATTGAGGATGAAATGCCATTCATCTAGGAGGCAGAAGGTATGGATATTCAGATTGATAGCAGGGAGAAAGCAAGAGCGATTAGAAAGATTCTCAAAACTTTTGATGATAAGGGGATTAATCATTATACAAGTAAACTTTTTGTGGGGGACTATATGTCCCTCGATAATCCCCGTTTAATCATTGATCGTAAGCAGAACCTGCAGGAGTTATGCGGAAACGTATGCCAGCAGCATGAGAGATTCCGGAAAGAATTGATTCGTGCAAGGGATGCAGGGATTAAATTAGTGATCCTTGTGGAACATGGGAAAGGGATAGTAACCTTAGAAGATGTGTTCTTCTGGAAGAATCCTCGCAAGCATGAGGTTAAATGGCGTACTGTCAATGGACAGCGAGTGAAGTATGTGGATTCTGCCAAGGCCGTAGATGGCAAACAGTTGTACAAATCTTTATGTACAATCAGAGACCGTTATAATGTTCGTTTTGAGTTTTGCGAGAAAAAGGAAACTGGAGAAAAGATATTGGAGATATTAAGCTGTGACGAGAGAGCAGATTAAAGATAAATATCATATGGCAGATATCCTTCAGCGGTACAATCTCAAAACAAACAGAGCAGGGTTCATCCGGTGCCCTTTTCATACAGGGGACAATAGCCCCTCTTTAAAAATTTACAAAGACGATTTTCATTGTTTTTCCTGTGGTGCACATGGGGATATTTTTTCCTTTGTGCAACGCATGGAAAATGTTGGATTCAAGGAGGCATTCCAGATTCTTGGAGGTATTTATGAAAAGCCAACCTTTGAGTCAAATCTCGCCGTATATCGTGCAAAGAAAAGAAAGCAGGAACGGCAGCGGGAAGAACAGAAGCAAAAAGATAAGAGAGAGTTAAATAATGCTCTAATCAATGCATATCGGTGGGGAGTAGAACATAATGCTCCGCTGTCAGATGCATGGTGTGAGAATTATAATGCTCTGCAAAAGCAATTATATGTGCATGAAACCATAAATGAAACGAGGTGATAAAGGTGAGTGCAAAACTGACAAAGGAAATGATTGAAAAAATGGATAAGGAACAGATATTGTCGGAAGAAACACTGACTGCCTTGTTTAATGAAACGGATCCTATTAAGCGGGCTATTCTAACAGTTGCTCTGGATGAGCGTGCCGGACAAGTCGGTAGTGGTGCAAAAACTCATTTGAAGACTATACTGGCAGCATTCAATAAAGTTGAAAAGCAGATGAAGCAGGAGCAGAAAAAAGAGAGGTCAATAGGGTTCGTTGATAACTGGACTAACTTTGTTGGTCCATATCCGCAGATGAGATGTGGCTCATGGGCGGCTTCTGAGTCGGGCATATTTACCAGTAATGGAGAGCGTGGCACATTAGATTCTATGGCCTGTTATCATCCAATTCTGCCTTTGGAACGTTTGAAGAACCTAGAGACCGGAGAGGAACAGATCAAGCTTGCCTATAAGAGAAATGGACGATGGATGGAGATATTGACACCAAAGGTAATGGTGACATCTGCATCAAAGATTGTCGCCCTATCAGCAAGAGGAGTATCTGTTACAAGCGAAAATGCGAAGAATCTAGTTAAATACCTCTCCGATGTAGAAAACTTAAACGATAGCTGCATCAAGGTGCAATATTCCTCCAGTAAGCTCGGATGGGCCCCGGGCAATCTATTCTTACCATACGACCAAGAGATTGTGTTCGATGGAGATACGCGTTTCCAGCAACTTTTTAACAGTATTGGAGAGCATGGTAGCAGAGAAGTTTGGTATGACTGTGTAAGAGAAATCCGGAAAGGCGGCAGGATAGAGAGCAAGTTTCTTTTAGCTGCAGCATTTGCAAGCATTCTGATTAAGGTTCTTGATGCACTTCCTTTCTTTGTGGACCTTTGGGGTGAAACAGAGGGCGGAAAGACGGTCACTTTAATGCTTGCAGCTTCTGTCTGGGCTGATCCAGACGAAAGCAGATACATAGGAGACTTTAAGAGCACGGATGTGGCTCTGGAGGCAAAGGCAGACATGCTTAATAACTTGCCATTAATCTTAGATGACACGTCAAAAACATCAAGCAGAATTCGAGAGAACTTCGAGGGTGTAGTATATGACCTTTGTTCTGGTAAAGGAAAGAGCCGTTCCAATAGGAATCTTGGAATCAATAGAGAAAACCGTTGGAAGAATGTAATCATGACGAATGGTGAGCGACCATTAAATTCATATGTGAACCAGGGAGGAGCGATCAACCGTATTCTTGAAGTAGAATGCGGAGAAAAGGTTTATCCTTCCCCTCAGAACATAGTGGAGACACTGAAAAACAATTATGGACATGCAGGAAAAGAATTTGTTTCACTGGTTAAGAGTCTGGGCGAACAACGGATCCGGGAAATACAGAGAAGCTTCCAAGAACAGCTTATGAGCGATGATAAGATGCAGAAGCAGGCAATGTCCCTAGCAATCGTTCTGACGGCAGATAAGATAGCCACAGACTATTTATTTCAGGATGGATGCTATATCAGCTTGGAGGAGGCAAAGAAGACTCTGGTGGACCGAAATGAGGTATCAGATACGGAACGTTGCTATCGGTTTATCATAGACAAAGTAGGAATGAATCCTCAGCGTTTTGATGACGAGACAAAATGCGAGAAATGGGGAGTTGTGCGAAGAGATTGTGTTTTATTCCTTCCAACTGCCTTTGAGCAGCTTTGCCGCGATGGGGGATTCTCTAAAAAATCTTTCCTGTCCTGGGCACAGAAGAATAAAATTCTCGAGACATCCGGTGACCGGTTTACGAAAGTATGCAAGATTGGTGGAAAGAGTAAACGATGTTTTTGTATAAAAATGGAAGAAATGCAAGAAAATAATGGATTTGTGCAACAAAATATTCCATTAGAGGATAATCCGTTCCAATAGGTTACCGGGTTACCGCGGTTACCGAGCAAAATCAATATATATAGAAAGTAAAAAAAATAAGTGTGTGTGTTATTATTTTTCTCTACATGGGAAACAGTGTGGTAACCCGGTAACCTGGTAACCATAACGTAAAAATTCACTGTTTATGCGGGTTTTATGGGTTGCCAATTTGTTACCATAGTGGTAACGGGATAATAACATATCAATAATAATAGTATAGCATAGGTGTGATGAATATGACAGACAATGCACAAAAAATTAGCGGACAGGTATGGCAGTGGTATAAACAATGCCGTGATACTAAAAAAGATAATGATGAATTGTGGGTACGTTTTCTGGACAAGGGACAGGCAATCGTAGACCAGTACAGAGGGTGCGAAATAGATTATATCTTTGCAAGAGATATGTATTTACTATTCCTTGCCCGGATAGAACGAATAGAGAGGGGGGAGTTAAATGGGTAATCAGGATAGACGCTTGCGAGAATACAGAAATGCAAGAAATGATGGATTTAAGTTGGCGGTATCTGTCATAGCAGAGAGTGATCTGGATGATGAGACGAGAGATGCGGCATTATCTGTATTGCATAAAGAATTACGATATCGTGAAAAATTAGGAATTGATACAAATCTGACTATGAAGGAGTTAGAGATAGCATCTGAGCCTATGAGGGGCTTCCTTAATGAAGCACATATTCTTATTTGGTTGTCTGTATTGCATGATGAATTTGATTTCGGGAAGAAAAGACTCAATCAGGCCATGGATAGATTTGAACAGATATATGAAGCCATAGATGATGGGTTTGCAGGATATAGTGATTATGTTGAATTGCTAAAGAAAAAGATGCGTCGCGTCCTTAAAGCAGAGTACATGGTGAAAGATGATCATTGGGAACGTAGGGAGGATAAATAGTAAATGTTGATTGACAAGAGTACGAATATTCCACTGGAAGCCTATACAGATAATGTCCGGAGGATTATTGAAAGAGCATCGTTCCCCGATTTTGCACAATTTATTCATTCAGCAGAGATTACGGAAGCTGACCTTGAAACAGCATATGAAATCTTTGCAAGTGAAGAAATGCCACTTGAACAAATGGCAATACGCACAGCATTAATAGAAAGGAGAAGAAAGAGATGATTGACGAAAAAAGACTCATTAAGGAATGTGAAGAGAGATTACTTGTAGGCACAAACGTAATTAAGCTGATTGAAGAGCAGTCTAAAATTTGTGAATGGATACCGTTAGAAGAAAAAACACCCGAGAACGGGGAACATGTATTGTTATCATTTGCAAATGAGAAGCAGAAGCCGCTTGTAGGCATTTGGAAAATAGATGAAGAGGGAGGAGCTTTTTATGCTCCATTTACGGGCAGAACATATGTGTCTTTAGGATATTTCGTAAGTGCATGGATGCCATTGCCGGAACCGTACAAACCAGAGGACATAAAAGAAGCACCTTGGAAAAATAGAGCATTAGGTGATTTCATGAAAGGAGCAAACAGATGATTAATCCATGCGTGAAATGTCCCGAAAGAGACCGTTGCGGGGGAATGAATCAGCCATGTAAGCAAGGTAAAGCCTACCAGAGATGGAAAGCCGGCTGCAAGAGAGTGGCGGAGCATACGAAAATAGTGGACAAGAGGAAGAAGTAAATTATGAGTCACGAATACAAAATATTAGAACAGATGCTTATCGAAGGGAAGATAAGCCGTCAGGAGTTTAAAGAGAGGATCGATGCTGAATACAATAAATTGGAGCAGGAGCTTATGAACGATGAGATCACACCGGATGAGCATGTTGAGAGATATAATGCTTTGATGGAGCTGGAACCTCAGTCGTTTGGACCACCGGAGTTGCATGAGCATATTTGAGAGGAGTAAAAAGATGGAGCAGATTAGCCTTGAAGATATCAATCTTGATATGATTCCGATTAATGTACTGCAAGATGTTGATAAGCGAATAGCTGACTGGAGAGCAGCCGGAGGCAAAGACTCTGATACATACATCCAGAATCAGTTAAGATATTTAAAACGAGTCGAGTTGATGGCAAACAACGCCGCGGATACGCTCACATATTTTTAAACAGGAGGAATACAGATGAGTATAACAGAAGCAATAGTAATTATAGCGGCATTAATTTATACAGGATTTGTATTTTACATACTTAATAAGTGAGGTGGTAGGATGGATACACGAAATCACGAACACTACAAAGACAAAACAGCACATGATGCGATTAAGGCAGCGGATAAGCCGCCAGATTCGGTAACAAGAACAATTAATGCTATGAAAGCAGTAGCGGCAATAGATGAATTTGAAGTATTTGGACGAATTAAACTCAGAGATAAGAAAACAGGCAAGATTTATAGATAGCGGGAGGTGGTTATCTTGAACATAAAACAGGTTTTAAATGATTATGTAGATGCCTGCGAGTTAGTCAGAGAGACGGAGGATGATATTGCAGAGCTTGAACAGAAACAGTCTGTAGTCACTTCTGACAAGGTAAAAGGCAGTATGAATGAACATCCATATACACAACAGTCCTTTAACATCGAAGGACTCGCATATGATGAGAAACGCAATGAACGCTTGACGAAAGAAAGGGATATTCTTTCTAAGCGGAGAGAAAAAGCAAACAGCGTCAGACTGCAGGCATTAGAAGTCATTAACCAGGCACCAATCCGTATCCAGAGAATTATCCGCTTCCGATATGAGAAAAAACTTACATGGGAAGAAGTAGCCGATCGGATGAAAGGCAGTACCTCCGGAGGGTTAAAGATGGAACTTAAAAGATTTTTTGAAGAAAAATGAAAGTTTGTTACGAATGTTACACATGTTACGATGAAGTGTGTTAAAATTTAAAATTGAGAAGACAGGATAGAGATTTCTCCTTTGTAAAACATTTTTTCAGAAGGCACTCCACAGAAATGTGGAGTGTTTTTTGATGTACAAAAAATTTATAATATTGTAGAAATTCATCAGACTATGTAGTAGAATAGAAGAAAATGTTTCACGGAGGAGAAAAGAAGTGGCTCAAATTTATTTTTCAAAATTTAATATTAATTCTGAAATATACAAGGTATACGATGACGATGGATTAAAAGATAAGATTCTTAAAGAGGTATTCGAGAAAATAGATGAAAATACAAGACATACAGAAAGAGAAAAAAGACGAGGTGAAGAAGAAAAAAAAGTTACATATAAATTTTGCAATCTGATAAAAAATAGTAAAAATAAGGTCATTTGTGGACGATTAGTTAAAATTTATGAAGGAGAGATACAGAGTTATGATGTGAAAAATGATACTGTAATTACAAGTAATGCTAATAATTGTGCGGCAAGTTCAACTTTTTATTTCGACTTGAAAAGCGAGGAAATTGCTTTTATTACTAGAAATGCATTAGGGTATAATCAGTTTAATAAGTATTTTAAAGCATTAGTTGAAAAATACTTTGAAGACATTACTTTTGAAATTTTCTTGGAAAATAATATTGGAGAATTGAAGGAAAAATTATATGCTATGAGTAGAATACTTTCCGTTGAGGCAGTTATAATACCTCCAAACGCTAATCGTAAAGATTTCGCAAGAATTTTTGGGCCATCAGAAGAAGAAGTGCGGGAAAGTGGAGCAACAAAGGTTATTTCAAAAATGGAGGTAAGTGCGAAAAGTAAAAACGCTTTAAATATTGGAACAAGTTATTTTGATCGAATTTTATTGGCAATAAAAAAAGGATATGCTTCGTTAGTTGCAAAAGGCAGAGACGAGAATAATGAAAATTGTACTGTTACAAGTGAAGAAGATGCCCCTTACAAAGCTACCATATCAGATAAAGAAAAAGACGATTTAGAGTATTTTTCTATAAAGGCAGAAAATGAACTGGGGAAATTGCTTAAGAGCAAGCAAAGCGAGGATGATGATGACGAGGAAGAAAATTAAAGAATATTTTGATATTTCAGAAACATCATATTTTTCATTGTTAAAAAGTTCAGAAAAATGGAAAGAATTTTTTTTAGAAAAAGAAGCTATACTTTCACTGATACTATCAATTATTGCGATTATAGCATTGTATCAAGTTTGCGGACGAACGTTTGGAAATGAATTTAACGAATTAATAAGAAGTGTTTCAATAAGTGTAGGAGTGGCATTAATTGGATTATTAGGATTTACAATTAGTGGACTGGCTATCTTTACAGGAACAATTACAAATAAGTTAGTAAAAAATATAGATGATGACAATAAAGGGGACGCAATTATAAATGTTTTGTATAGCTTTTATTTTATAGGTGGAATAGATGCATGTGAAATAATTATCCTGTTAACAATTTATTTAATATCTTATATAGATAAGCCATTTTATGTTGAAATCACATATATTATTACTTTTATTGTCATATATTTATTTTTATTTATTATATTATATTCAGTATCTTTATTAGGAACTTGTATTAATTTGTTTTTAGTAAGCTATAAATATTATTTAGAAGAAAAGAAAGATATTTAGAAAAGCACCTTTCAGGGGTGCTTTTTTCATCCCCTTAGCTCAGTGGTAGAGCATAAATGTCTCAGGTTCGATTCCTGGAGGGGATATTTCCAAAACGAATAAAGAGGTGGTGATGATGCCGAGAAAGCCGGACGAAAGAATAATTCAGGCAAAAGAACTATACCTGAAAGGATTGAAATTAGTTGAGATTGCAAGTCAACTAAGTCTTCCAGAAGGAACAGTTAGGCGATGGAAAAGTACTTATAAATGGGATAACGAACGTTCGGATAAGAAAAGCGAACGTTCGAATAAAAAGAAAGGCGGTCAGCCTAGTAATAAAAACGCAGAAAAACATGGTTTCTTCTCGAAGTATCTTCCCGAAGAAACCTTTTCTATTATCCAGGACATTGAAAAGAAAAATCCTCTTGATATTCTCTGGGAAAATATACAGATTGCTTATGCAGCCATTGTAAGAGCGCAGCAGATCATGTATGTAAAGGACCACGAGGATAAGACGATTGAAAAGATAGAGGAAAAAGAGGGAAATGTTATAGGTGAAAAGTGGGAGGTACAGGAAGCATGGGATAAACAGGCAACATTTTTAAAAGCACAGGCAAGGGCACAGGGAGAATTAAGGTCCTTGATAAAGCAATATGATGAACTGTTGCATAGAAATTATGAACTTGCAACAGAGGAGCAGAAAGCAAGGATTGAGCAGATCAGGGCGAAGACGGCAATTATATCTGGTGTGGATGAAGAAGAAACAGAAGATGATGGCTTCTTAGAAGCACTGAAAGGCGAGGCATACGCAGTATGGGAAGAAGAGTAAAGAAAGCAGCTTTTAAATTTAGACCATTTTCCCGTAAACAAAAGAAAATTCTTACCTGGTGGATGCCAGAATCACCAGTTCATGACATGGACGGCATCATAGCAGATGGAGCAATTAGGTCAGGAAAGACAGTTTCTATGTCGCTCTCATTTGCTATGTGGGCAATGGAATCGTTTGATGGTCAAAACTTTGCGATGTGTGGAAAAACAATCGGTTCTTTCAGGCGAAATGTTTTGTTTTGGCTGAAACTGATGCTTAAAAGCCGCGGTTACTATGTAGAAGACCATAGAGCGGACAATCTCGTAATTGTTCGCAGAAATGGAAAGGAAAATTATTTTTATATTTTTGGTGGCAAGGATGAACGCTCACAAGACCTCATTCAGGGTATTACCCTGGCAGGGGTCTTTTTTGATGAAGTTGCCTTGATGCCGGAAAGTTTTGTCAACCAGGCAACAGGACGATGTTCCGTAGACGGTTCAAAGTACTGGTTTAACTGCAATCCGGATGGACCTTATCATTGGTTTAAAACTGATTGGATTGATAAAGCAGAAGAAAAGAAGATAGTATATCTTCATTTCACGATGGATGATAACCTCAGCCTATCGGAGCGGATTAAGAAGAGATACCGCTCCATGTATACCGGTGTGTTTTATAAACGGTATATCTTAGGCCTTTGGGCTGTAGCGGAAGGTATTATCTATGATATGTTCAGTGAAGAAAAGCACGTCATATCAGAGTCGCAGAGCTATGTCGGTAGGAAGTATGTAAGTGTTGATTACGGTACCCAGAATGCAACTGTTTTCTTGCTCTGGGAGAAGAACCGAAAAGGGCAGTGGGTTGCTACAAAAGAATATTACTATTCTGGAAGAGATGAAGCGGAACAGAAAACAGATGGTGAGTATGCGGATGATATGGAAGAGTTCGTCAGTGGGATTGAAATAGAATCAATCATTGTAGATCCGGCCGCAGCTTCCTTTGTTGCAGAGCTAAAAAAAAGGGGCTTCAAGGTTAAGAAAGCAAAGAACGATGTTCTCGATGGGATACGTTTTGTTGGAAATCTTCTTAATCTGGGAGTTTTATTGTTTCTTAAAGATTGTAACGAAACGATTAAAGAATTTGGTTCCTATATCTGGGATGAAAAGGCAGTGGAACGTGGAGATGATAAGCCGGTAAAGCAGCACGATCACTGCATGGATGCTGCACGATATTTTGCTTATACCATCATAAGACGGGAACGAAAATGGAGTTGAGATAGATGATAAAAGAATTTATCGAAAGAATAGGGCAGGTGATTAGAAAGATGCTCGGAAGAGAAAAAATAAAAGATGCCATCGGGGTTGAGGTAGCGGTATCTGACAAAATGGCGAATGGGATTGATCTCTGGGCTAAGATGTATAAAAATGAGCCGCCCTGGAAGGAAAAGAATATAAAGCTTTGTGGATTGCCTGCTGCTATTGCCGGAGAGTTCGCAAGACTTGTTACGCTGGAACTGAAAACAGAAGTTACAGGGAATGACTTCATTAACGAAGAGTACCAGGCAGTTGTTAGTGACATCCGTAAATATACAGAATATGCCTGTGCTAAGGGCGGGTTAGCAATGAAACCTTATGCATCAGAAGGGCATATAGAGGTAGATATGGTTCAGGCGGACAGGTTCTTCCCTACGAAGTTTAATTCCAGAGGAGAAGTTACGGCAGCGGTATTCGCTGAGAGCTTAACGGTAGGGAAAAAGGTATATACCAGACTGGAGTATCATCAACACGAAGGCACAATGTATCACATAAACAACAAAGCTTTTGTGAAACAGGATCTTGATAATGTTGAGGTTTTGGGGAAAGAAGTTCCTCTTACTGCTGTACCGGAATGGGCTAATCTGCGGGAAGAAGTTACGCTTAAGAATGTAAAGATGCCACTGTTTGCCTATTTCAAGATTCCTAATGCGAATAATGTGGATGATACATCACCTCTTGGTGTTTCTGTATATTCCAGGGCTATCAATGACATTAAAGAGGCGGACAATCAGTGGACAAGACTCCTTTGGGAGTTTGAGGGTTCGGAGCTTGCGATTGATGCAGACATTACCTTGTTTAAAAAGGATGATAAGGGAAATTATGAGTTTCCAAAGGGCAAGGACAGACTGTTTCGCATGATGGACCTTGATGATAATGCCGAGAAATATAAAGTGTTTGCACCGGCTATTCGCGATGAGAACCTTATTAATGGATTTAATGCGATTCTTCGCAGGATAGAGTTTAATGTAGGGCTTGCTTACGGGACATTAAGTGACCCAAATACCGTTGATAAGACTGCGGAAGAGATTAAAGCAAGTAAACAGCGTTCCTATAGTACGGTATCCGATATCCAGAAGTCATTACAGACTGCATTAGAACAGTTAGTATATGCTATGGATGTCATGGCTCAACTTTCGGGACTTTCTGGCAGAAAGAAATACGAGATGAGCTTTGACTGGGATGATTCTATCGTAATTGATAAAGAACAGGAACTTGCCAGTATGCAGCAGGATGCGGTTGCCGGCTTTATCCGAAAAGAATTATACGTTGCAGCCAAGTATGGTGTGTCAGAAGAGGAAGCTTTGAAAATGATGCCGCAGCAGGATGAACGTTTTCAGATAGCAGAAGAATAGGTGGTGTTTTATGCTAGAGCCGGAATACCTTGAAAAATTTTCAGATCAGCTACTTGCCCTGGTTGATGCGTTAAGCACAGCGATTATAGCAGATATGTCAAAACGTCTTGTAAAAACCGGAGAAATAACGGAAACTTCAAGACGACAAGCAGAAATTTTGCAGGGAGCGGGGCTCCTTTATAAGGATGTTCTAAAGCGTGTTTCGCAGGTTTCTGGATATATGAATACAGAAGTGGAAAGAGTTTTTGAGGAAGCGGGAGTAAGAAACCTCAAGAATGAAGCAGTTATTTATAAAGCTGCAGGTGAAAAAGAGATAAAACTTCATCAGTCAGAAACGATGCAGAAGATTCTTGCAGCAAATGTAAGAAAGACAAAAGAAGAGATTAATAATCTTACTTTAACAACGGCTGTTAAAACGCAAAGTGCTTACATAACCGCTTGCAATAAAGCAATGATGAAAGTACAGACCGGGGCTTTTAGTTATGATAAAGCGATTGCGGATGCAATTAAGGAAGCAGCGGTGCAGGGAACCGAGGTTTTATATCCATCCGGGCATGTAGATAAGTTAGACGTAGCAGTAAGGAGAGCCGTTCTAACCGGGGTAAATCAGTCGGCAGCGGAAATGAATCTTCAATATGTCAAAGAGTCTGGCTGTGATCATGTAGAAACAACCGCTCATTCAGGAGCAAGACCAACTCATGCAGTGTGGCAAGGAAAAGTCTTTTGTGTTTCTGGAAAAGATAGCAGATATCCTCCATTTTATGAAAGTACCGGATATGGAACTGGTGCGGGGCTTTGCGGCTGGAACTGTCGGCACAATTTTCATGCGTTCTTTCCTGGAATATCTACACCAGCTTATTCACAGGAAATGCTTGACGATTATAGTGCCAGAAAGTACGAGTACAATAGTAAAAAATATACAGAGTATGAGTTGAGTCAGATGCAGCGCTCACAAGAAAGGAAGATAAGAGCAACAAAAAGAAAACTTACAGGGTATGACGCTGGAATAAAAAATACAGATAGTAATACATTAAAAGCAGAGCTGACAAATAGGTTTGAAAGTGAGTCGGCAGAGTTAAAAAAGCAGGAGAAATCTTTTAAAAAATTTTGCAGGCAAACCGGAAGAAGATATGAGTCTGCAAGGACACAAGTTCATGCAGTATTGGACTCAGAAGGAAATATCGTTGGATTTAATAAAAGCGTTGCACAGAAAGCGGTATGGGCAAGTAAAAGACATACATCTAAGATGCAGATGGCGGAGCAGCTCAATAAGTTGTCGGATGAGGAAAGATTGGCAGTGCAAAGATATACAGGCTTTGCCGCTCACCGGGTAAACCGGGCACTGTATTCCGGCAAGTCGCAAATGATTGAAAAAGAGTGGGAGTATATGAACTTATTGGATTCTGCATTGGATAAGGGAGTTGCTGAGCATAAGATGGTCGTTCATCGAGATACGATACCAGAGTTCTTGAATATATTTCCAAAGAACTTCAAATATTCCGATAAAGATATGGAGCTGTTAAAGGGTAAAGTATTAACAAACATTGGGTACACTTCAACATCTTTTAGAGACATTCAATATAAAGGAAGAAATGTGCATCTCGAAATGGAAGTACCGAAGGGATATAGAGGTTGTCTATATATAGAAAATATAGCGACCAGAAAATACAAAAATCAGCAGGAAGTATTGTTTAAAAGAGGATTGCGCTATATAATAAAAGATATCAAAAAGGAGAATGGTAGGTATTATATAAAAGCGGAGGTACTCTAATGAAGGAGAAGGGCTATTATTATGATGATGATGGAAAATATTGCGAAATAGAAACAGGACCAAGTTTTGAAGATTTCCCAGGCATGGCTCAGGTTGTAAGTCCAATACCATTATGTGATGCTTGTAAAAAATCAGATTTTGATGAGAATAGAGATTTAACAGTATGTAAAGCATACGGAAAAATACCAAAGAAATATTCGGATGCCAAAGATTATAATTGTCCGTATTTCGATAACGCAAATAATGTTTGGTATTTGGCGATTAAAGATAAAATTGCGGAAAGTCAGAAGAAAGAAAAATAATAAATTTGAATTTAGCACGCTCGATATATCGGACGTGTTATTTTTATATTCATTTTTAAGAAAAGGAAGGTAAAAGAACATGAAAATGACATTTAAAGAAGCATTTGAAGCAATGAAACATGGAGCAAAGGTAAAACTTCCGGGATGGAACGGTTACTGGTGTTGGGATGACAAAAAACAGACGATTATGATTCATTGTAGACCTAAAGATTCTGATGCAGGGCAGGGAGAAGTCCTTGATATCCGTGAAACACAGAGAGTAGAATATACTTTCATGCACACACAGAGAGACGATTGGACGATTGCTGATGAAGAGAATTGTGGTGTTCTCGGCGGTCAGTCAACATTTGGATTTGGAGATGCTATCCGTTATCTGAAAAGAGGACTTAAGGTGGCACGTAAAGGTTGGAATGGTAAGAAGCAGTACATTCAGCTTGCTACTGGTATTTCTTATAAGACAGCAGATGGAGAAATTGTAAACTGTGAACATGATGCTATCGGAAACATGGCTATTTCATTTGTCGGAACATCAGGAGTGCAGATGGGATGGCTCGCAAGTCAGGCAGATATGCTTGCAGAAGATTGGGTATTTGCAAATTGCGCCGGCACAATGAAAGGAGAAAGACATGATCATCACAGGAATGGCACACTTTGAATCAGTGTGCAAAAGAAAATTGGTTGAATGGTATCGCAAAAACAAAGCGTGTGTAGAGATTGACCTCAGTAATGTATATATTGTCTGGTCTTGTAAGACATTACAAAATTACAAGTGTCTTGCATCAACAACAATTTCGGGTGACGGCATCTATGCCGAATATACCTATAACGGAGACAAACAGGAACTTTACGAAGATGTGTATGGAAAATTAACAAATACATGTCACACAGAAGAATAGGAGGTGATCCAAATATCTCCCACCAGCAGGGTTAAACTGGATATTGGTCAGCAGATGAGACCTTAAACAGTCGGTTCGTGGCGGTCGGTTACACGCCTAAAACAACCTAATACGAAAGGAGCAGGAGACATGAAAACAGAATTTTTAAAGAGCCTTAATCTTTCCCAGGAAGTGATTGATAAGATTATGGCTGAGAACGGAAAAGACATTGCAGTAGAACAGAAAAAAGCAGAAAAAGTTATCCAGGAAAGAGACAGCTATAAGTTAAAGGCAGAATCCCTTGAAACACAGGTAAACGATGCCAATACCGAAATCCAGAAGTTTAAAGACATGGATATTGATGGAATTAAAAAAGCAGCGGATGACTGGAAAGAGACGGCAGAAAAGGCAAAGGCCGATGCGGATAAACAGATTTCCCAGATGAAATTTGATTATGCATTATCCGCAGCGCTGACCGGAGCAAAAGCCAAGAATACCAAAGCTGTCAAGGCACTTCTCGATATGGATGGACTGAAATTCAATGATAATGATGGGAAAATCGTTGGATTAGATGAGCAACTTGCTCAGATTAAGACAGATAATGATTATTTGTTTGAAAGCGATGAGCCGGCACCAGAGTTTGTAAAAGGGACAAATGGCGGTTCTGGCAATGTCGGAGGAAAGAAACCGAGTGAAATGACGTATACCGAATTGTGTGACTATATGGCACAGAATCCGGGAGCAGAGATTTAAAAAAGGAGTAGAAAATGGCAGGAGAGAAATTTGATTCAAAAAGTTTTAACCCTCAGGCTTTTGGAGCCTATACAGAGAGGATTCCGAACTTAAAGAGAAACGAACTGATTAAATCAAAAGCTTTAAAAGGCAATCAGGATATCAAGCGTACCTTTAATTCTCAGACAGGAACCGTTTATGCAGTTCTTCCAATGCATGGACTTATTGGTGGTACTGCACAGAACTATGATGGTGAAACAGACCTTGAATCCGAAGGAACAGAGACATTTGAAAGAGGGGTTGTCGTTATTGGCCGTATGAAAGGTTGGACAGAGCGTGACTTCTCCGAGGATGTAACAGGCGGTGTCAGCTTCATGGATAATGTGGCGGCACAGGTAAGCGATTATAAAGCAGACCTTGACCAGTTAACCCTGACAAAGATTTTAACAGGAATCTTTGCAATGACAGGAAAAGAGGACAAGGCATTTGTTGATGAACATACTACAGATATTACAGGAGTAACCGCAACGGATAAGGATGGTAATATCAAAAATGTTGTGCAGGCAGATACATTAAATACTGCGATTCAGAAAGCGGCCGGAGACAATAAGTCTAAATTCACGATGGCTATCATGCATAGTACGGTGGCAACCAATCTTGAAAATCTGAAGCTGTTAAAATACATGACACAGACAGATGCAAATGGAGTTGAGAGAGAATTAACCCTTGCAACTTGGAATGGCCGCTTAGTTCTGATTGATGATTCTATGCCAACAGAAGATGTTCCAGAAAGCGGAATAAAAGGGCAGAGTGATTATGCTGCAGCATACACGAAATACACAACTTTTGTCCTTGGCGATGGAGCTTTTGACTATGAGGATATTGGGGCAAAAGTACCATATGAGATGTATCGTGACCCAAAGAAACACGGCGGCGAAGATACCCTTTACATGAGACAGAGAAAAGTATTTGCACCTTATGGAATCTCCTTCACAAGAAAATCTATGGCAGCAAAATCTCCTACGGATGATGAACTTGCGAACGGAACAAACTGGGAACTTGTAAACAATGGTAAAGCTGGTTCTACAAAAAAGACAATCAAACATAAGGCAATCCCGATTGCAAGAATCATTTCGAGAGGATAGGTGGTGACTTCATGGTAAGATATGCGGACCTTGCATTTTACATGACAGAGTACGGCGGTAATATTATCCCGAACGAAGAGTTCCAGCGTGTGATCACAAGGGCAAGCACATATATTAAGGCGATTACTTTTTCAAGAGTAAATGAAAACAATATTCCAGAGGAAGTGAAAGCTGCAGCCTGTGCAGTTGCGGAAGTTATTTATAAAGCTGAAAGCTCTACGGAAGGGGAAAAGAAGTCTGAAACGGTTGGAAAGTTGTCAGTTTCTTATGTAACAGAGCAGGCAGACGGTCAGATTAAAGAAAAAGTTCTTCGTAAAAAACAATATGCTGCAGCATATCCTTACCTTGCCACAACCGGATTGTTATATAGGGGGTGTTTCTAATGATCACTAACGCTTCTGTGACGATTTATAATAAAGTCTATGACAGAGACGAAGGAAGCAATAAATATTACCGGACAGTACTTAAAGGAGTGAACTGGCAGGATGCAACAAAGGTCCTGCCATCTGATACTGGAGTAGTAAGTGCCGATGTAGCAGAGGCGTATATTCCGTTTCTGATTGATACAGAGAAAAAATATTGTTCTCCGGTTAATTTTAATTCAGAGCAGGAAAAGGATAAATTCTTCACACTTGCTCCAGAGGATATTATTGTTAAAGGGGTTGTCACAGACGAACTTACAAAGCAGAAAGATGTGGAACACCTTAAAGATAAGTATGACAGTGTAAGGGTAATTGCTGTTATAGAAACTAACGATAACGGAAGCCCTACGATGCAGCATTGGAAGGTGACAGCAGAATGAGGGTAAAGGTTCGGTTAGACCCTGCTAGTGCAATATTGGCAAAAAGAAAGCTTGGAAAAGGCGGGCAGGCACAGAGGTATATGGTAAGCGAGGTAAGGTGCAAGACAGACCCTTATGTTCCGTTCCTTAATGGTCCGCTTAAAAATACAGCCGTAGAACATGAAAATTCTATTGAATATGTTACTCCTTACGCTCGTAGACAGTATTATGAGCATAAAGGCGATGGCTTAAGAGGAAGAGAGTGGGATAAGCGAATGTGGGCAGACAGAGGGCAGGAGATTACCCAGAGCGTGGCTGATTATATTGGAGGAAAAGCAAAATGATGGTAATAGAAGCGGTGCGGGAGATTGTAAAGAAATGCCCGTATCTTGATGAATATTATAAGAGCCTTTCCGTAGACAGACTTGGAAAGGATAGCACGAGCTATTCGATTGATTCTGTTCCAGGACAGCAGGTTACCAAGAGAGACATTGCCGGGAATACAACGCGGCAGTGTCTTTTTAATTTTTCCAGTCGGGAGCTGTACACAGAAGAAGTGCGTCAGAATCTTGATAATATCGGATTCTATGAACATTTTTCAGACTGGTTAGAAGAGGTATCTAAGGCAGGAGATTTTCCGGAATTGGATGCCGGCAAGACAATTAAAAAAATTGAAGCAATCACATGTGGCTATGTGTTTGATACAGAACTTGACAAGGCAAAGTATCAGATACAGTGCAGGATTATTTATAAACAGGAGGCTAGAAGATAATGGCGAATACAAGTAAAGAAGTAAAACAGAGATACCAGGAAGCGGCATATATCGAAGTTGGAGAAACTTATGAGTTAGCCGGCACAGGTTTTGAAAAATTAGATGAAGAGCCGGGGGCACAGACTTCTTCAAAGAAGTATATCAATGATAAATCCTCTACTTCCTCTATTACATCTTATGAAGGAACGCATCCGTTTACAGCGGACCAGATTCTTTCAGAAAAGGTAATTGAGGATTTTGTATCTATTGGAAAGTTAAGAAAGACGGGAAGAGATGCGGAACGTTCTTTAGTGCGTGTTGATTTAGATAAACCAGTAGAATCAAAAGAAAATACTTTTGAGGCAAGGTGTTTTAATACTGCAGTGGAAATTTCCTCTTTTGCAGATAATGACGGAGAACTGCAGGTAGAAGGTACACTTCACGATAAAGGTGACCCAGTAGAAGGTACATTTAATACGGAAACAAAGACTTTCACACCAAAAGCATAGGAAAGGAGAAGGCAGCATGAATAAGACATTTCAGTGGAATGGAGAGAAGTTTTATTTCTCGGCATTGGAAGCAGAGACAACAAGAAAATTTATTCCCGAAGCAACAAAAACAGCAAAAGCACTTGAAGACTATGAAAAAGATGTTGTAGGAGTAGGGAATCTTCTTAGTGCGGATGATATTATTGCAGAATGCAAAATTATTGATGCTTTTCTTGATACTATATTAGGAGAAGGAGCCGCCGAGAAGATGTTTAAAGGATATGACCTGGGAGAACGTGTAGCGGCAACGCAGAAGCTGACACGTTTAAACAACGCACAGGTTAAAGAATATGGAGAAGCCGCAAGTAAAGGTCTCTTTGCATAATTATGAATATCTTAATGGACAAGCCGCCAGAGCAAGTTGAGGTAGATGGAAAATTATATAAGATAAACTCTGATTTCCGAACTTCGATTCAATTTGAAATATTGATGCAGAAAAAAGAACTTACAGAGAAACAGAAAGAATTTGCAAACGAGCTTTGTTTGTTGGATAAGGAAATGGACAGAGAGACAGCCGAACTACTTGCAAAGTATAAAGATGGCTTAGAACTTTACTATCCAGAGATTCCGAATGACATCAACGGAGCAATCAATGCGATGCTGTGGTTCTATGAATGTGGAAAAGAAAACATTGATAAAAAGAAGTCGAAAAAGTCGGGAAGCCGAAAAAAGATTTATGATTATAACTATGATGCAGATTATATTTATGCAGCTTTCTTTGAACAATATCATATTGATTTAGCAGAGCAGGAACTTCACTGGTGGAAGTTCTCTGCTCTTTTTTCTGCTCTTTCTGAGGACTGTATGATAAGCAAGATTATAACGTATCGCGTAATCGATACGAAAGGAATGGAGAAAGAACAGAAAGCATTTTACAACCGGATGAAGCGGTTGTACCAACTTCCAGAAGACATTTCAGAGGAAGAAAGAGAAAGACAGGACAAGATCACGCAGGCACTTCTTGGTGATGGTGATCTGACAGAAATTTTATAAGGGATGGAGCTGTAGCCCTAAGGAACGTGCAGTGTGAACATGGATGACAGACGCAGACGAATTTTATAGGAGGTTTAGTTATGTCTGCGAATGGACATATTGAGATTGAAGTTGAGCTTAATTCTGAAAAAGCAGAAAAGGAGCTTGATAGTTTAAGCAAAAGCCTTGAAAAAGACACTGCACAAGCTGCAAAAAAAGCGGAAAGTTCTGTTAAGCAGTCAGTAAAACAGATAGAAACTTCTGCGAAACAGGCTTCCAAGCAGACAGAAAGCTCTGCGAAACAGGCAGGACAGGAAGTAAAAAATACAGCCAGTTCTGCGAGTAAACAGGTGATT